CCGCACAGTTCATATCCGCTGAAAGAATTGTGCCGTCTACAATCTTGCTCGTGGTAACTGAATTAGCCGCCAACTGTGTGCCGTCAACGTTGTTCACCGCGGCGATAACCTTATTTAAGTTATAATTCATCTCACCCGCGAGTATATCCGTACCCGTGGCGAACGAGTATAAGCCTGAAAGCACCGCGCCCGCTGTCGGGACAGTCACCATCATCATCACAGCAAGTACCCAAGTCGCTATCATTTTCTGTAGTTTGTTCATGTTGTGTACATCCTCTCCATTGCCTGAAATACAACTTCAAAGCTATTGAAATAGGCATTTTTATTAAAGATGATTTTATATCCGAAAGTTGTCCCGCATATTTCCTGCGGGTATGAATTTGTATATCTTAGTATCGGTACTCCACCCCACTTTGAGGTTCCCCATATTGCGGTTCCCCACTTCGCACCGCCTGAAGTCAGAAACACAGGATCGGTTATCGCCCCCAGGTCAACGATTGTCTGGAACTCTATCGGGTCTCCCGACGTGTACCCGGTCGCGTCAAGCTCATAAAATTCTTTGTCTAACATATCCGAGCCATAATCTGTGTGCCGTGTTTCAAGGAAAGCCGTGACGTCCGTTCCCTTGTCCTGTGTGCCTGTCAGTTCAAGGATGTAATCATTACTGTACTCCCCGGTGTAAAAGTCCCTGTCCGGCGAAACCACGGCGTCCACATAACCAAAATTGTTGACGTTCCATGCCGACAACCGTGTTACCCCGGCAACCTTCAGGTCAAAAGTAAATGTCCGGGTATTCGACGCGCCCCCGGCGAACGGCACTGAAAGCCAGTACGCATTATCCGAAATCACATAATTCCCGACCGCGCCATGCAACATCACAACGGGAGTATCGAGCAGGCCACGCCCGTTGCCCTCATAATCTGTATCAATCGGCTCTGAAATCCATACGGGCTTCCCCACGCCGTCCCATGCCTGAACTCCGTCCTTCGATAACCAGAATAGCCGACCGTCACATACCGCCGGACTACGAGGCGCGACACATCCGAGATTGTTCCTGTAGTCAATTACCCTGAACGGCTCTGCATCTCCGGTCACGAGGAACATATCATCATCAGTGAAAACCACTATCAGGTTCTTAAATGGTATTGCCGCTACAATCTTTTCCCCGGTACTCGGAGCAATATTGAACGGCTGCACCAGTGTTGTCGTGTCATTTATCCACTTCTCCGGGTATCCTTCTCGCGTGAAGTATAAGTAACTTTCATCCCATCCCCACAATCTATCACGCCACTGTATGATTCCATCCAACATAACAGGATTTAAGTCTTTGTCGAGGGGTTCGCCTTCATACGGATAGTTTATCTCGTCTCCGAGACTGTCTTCAGCAATATTGTCCGTGTACGTCGCCGTGGTGTTCGCCAATTCGACCACCATTCTCCATTCAACCGAGACACTTGAGATTCTGTATATCCTGATATTTGTTACCTGCGAGTCAGTCGAGGCCACCACATCAACGTCCACCTGCTCGTTCGCCGGTACAACTTCCGCGCTGTATTCGCTCCATCGTGATTCAGATTCATAGCCGAGAGAGCCGTTTTTATAGACGTAGACATACCGATATATGTATGTGCCGTTCAAATTGCCTGCTGCGGCGTTTACAGCCACTGTAGGCGCGGCACCGGGAGCGGCTATGCCGAGTTTCAACCAGTTTGTCCCATCATATTTGTAATTCCCGTTGCTTCCGTCCACATACATCATGTGCTTTCCATACTTCGCAATGCTGCCCTTTTGGGCATCAACGAGCAATGACGTGATTAAAGACGGGCTACCGCCCGCCCCCGCGTCCTTATATATTTTGTTGTACGCGCCGATTATGAGGTTATCGATATTCGAGGAATCTTTATACCAACCCAACGTATGGATTATTTCACCCGCCGTCACGCTGCCCTGCACCGTACGACCCAACCGTACATGCGGCTTGCCGTTCGCATGTAGCTTTATATTCTCAATATCACAGGACTCATCATGATCTCTCGCGTCCGTCGCATAGCGCGGCGAAGCCCAATTCAAACCATAGAATTTGTCTTTCCGTTTTGTGTGAAAACGTGCCATGTTTTATGACCTATTTGCATAATTGACACACTTGCTATACGCGCTGGAATTGTACATTCCAAAAACCTGTCGTGCTGTTTTGATTGTAGGCCGTTTGTCCGGTGCCGCGCTGCGTAAATATTTTTCAAATTCAGACATCTGCTCTTTGTATTCATTTTTTAATTCGGCAACATAGGCTTGTGTGACTCGCCCAACCAGAAACTTTTTCATTACCGCTCTTTTTGCCAGCCCCAAAGATTGAAGTTCCTGAAACTGCTGTGGAATGTGTGAGGTTGCTCCAGCGGTTGCCAACTGTTCAGGGAAAGGAATATAACGTAATGTGATAGTGTCCGAAGCCTCCGGACTGTTTAGGAACCACATCACATAACCATTCCCATAAGTTGCATCGTCAATATAACGATTTAGTACATAATGATTTATGTCTCCGTTGTACGATTCACTGAAATAGTCGTCAATCGTTACTGTCCGGTCAGCATCATCATTCGTTCCTGCCAACGCTTTCTGCTGAAATAAATCAACTTCCTTGTCACTCGTTCCCCGCTGCCGGATACCATTGATATTTACTCCAAAATTCGGATCGAGCATCATAAAGTCTGCCGGGAATTTGTAATATTTCGGAGTCGTACCAAGTGCTGAAAGATAATAAGTTGCGTCATTCCCAAGAAATGTAAGATTCTTTTTAATCCAGTTTACTTTGCGGAGTATTTCCTTGAGAGCACCATCAAGCCAATCATACATTTCCGGGTCGTCCACATAAAATCTGCCGTCTACTGGCTCACGCAATAACGAACGCGCTTGTGAAATTATCTGTGAGCGTGTGTATGCCATGAGTCACTTCCTTAATTCTGATTCACTGTCCACCCTGTATAATGCTGTACAATCCAGATTAAGGCCGGATTCACCGCTTCCGTCCCATCATTAATAGCCTGTCGAGATAAAACCATGCCACACCCCATGTTGTACTGAATATCAGCAATGGGGAGAGTAAATGTATAATCATACGTGTCCCAACGTGTATTCGGCTGTACGATGTCGCCGCTGTCCAACGTTCCGTCTTCAGTATCAGTTCCAACCACATCACCTACATAGCCACAGTTATATGAGAGTTCCCATCGAGATTCACGCGAAGTAGTACTCGTATCTGTCTGTAGGAGAACAACTTGAATTGTAATATCACCTGTTGCATAGTCATAAGGATTCCCAATGCTGAAATACATACCGTCCCCAATGTTGTCAAAAGCGATTGCATACAGACTATCAGTTGCCGCAAGTATCGGCGGCGTGTAGTCGCCCGTTGTCGCATTGATTTTTGGTCCCATCAGGAAATACTTCGCCTCGGTCTTATCGGATATGATTTCATCAACTGTTAGACTTGTAGCCTGTGCCGTAGCTGTCAGCAGAAGAATAATAATCGCTAATATTATCGTTCTCATATTATTACAACTCCCATCAGGCCGATTCCCAAGTTGAGATTTTACCCTTGATATTCGTAACAAGGTATGTTTTATTGAGCGTGCTCGTATCAACCCAGATAAGCAATTCACCCTCATCGCATTCATAATCTCCTGTTCCGGGTTTTGGCTCTCTGGCCTGTGCCAATATACGGATATATAATCTGCCATCAGCAATATTGATTTTATCGTTAATGATAAGATCATCTATTTTCATGTCTGACATTTAATTACTCCCTACCGCTGTCCAACCGACTGTGCCGGAAGCCATTGTCCCGGAGAGTTCCCATACGAATGAACTCACCCCGGTTGAGTATGTCCAGCATGACGCGCCCGACGCGGCGACCTGATTCTTTTCAAACGTACATGTCACCGTCGGTGTCGCGCTGAAAGCGTTTGCGAACGTCACACTGCCCGTGGACGCGCTCGTGACCGTATCGCGCCCGTACTCCATACGTGCCGGCGTCGTTGTTTCGCCACGCATGTAGTAATAAGAACCTGTCCGGTCGAGGATGTCTCCGTCCGGCTCAACGGAAAGAACAGCAACCCCCGCGTCTTCCCATGTCGTTGAATAACCCGTTCCGGCGTTTGAAATTATCACCGTATCACTCGCCGAGCCGGTATTCGTTTCGGTTAAATCCATTATTCCGCCACTGCCGGAACTGTCAATTTCAAACAACATTCCCTCACTTGAACTGTCTACATCAATGTCAAATACCTGCCGAGTATTAATTCCTGTCGGGGATGTTGCTGTGAAATCGTCTTCAATATTTATATCAAAAATCGCGCCATACATGTCATAGCTTTTATTAGCGGTGGTCACTACCCAATCCGAAGTCAGCGCAAACATTGTAGGCGCTGCCTCAGCGGCCTGATCGTATGTCGAATAATCAATATGCACGATGTCGCCCTGTCGCTGTCCTGTGTCAATATCGAGCAACCCGGTGTTTGACTGGGCATATGCACCACCGATATAATTAATTTCCAATGCAATATTACTATTCATATTCTCTATCTCAAGAACAGTGCCGGAACTGGTGTTCTTATACATTCTTGCTACGGGATTGCCGTTTATAAATTCAACATTCGCCCCGCTGGAATTAGAGCGTGATGTATAGATGTTTCTCGCGTCTGAACTTGAGGTATTGGTTACGAGAAATACGCCATAATTACGACTCGTGGCACTTGTCGGGTCTTCATAGCGCAATCCCATCGAACCATTATACAATGACCGCCCGCCTATCGACATTGAAGGATTGCCGCCCTCACGAAAATATGACGGATTGTGAACCTCAAAAGCATAATCTTTTATTGATGATAATGCATGACGCGACGTGAATGTTTTCGTGGCGTTAATCTCGCCATTATATGTGATATAAAATAACTCTACGCCATCATCCTTTATGGAAATGGAATCTCCTGAACCGCTATTATCAATTTCGAGGGCATTCCCGTTTCCCAACCCGTGATCCACAATCAAAGTTCGGTACGTGCTCGTGCCCGTCAGTTCCATTGTGTCATCAGCGGTCAGCGCCCCCGTGTTGCCGTTGTCGAGCGCATCCTGAAGCGTAGAAGTTGAGATCAGTCCCGTCAGCCCGCTGCCGTCACCATAGTAAGTTCCCGATGCCCATATACTACCGTCGCATTGCAGATGCGTGCCTAATCTGCAACCACCACCGCCATACGAGCCTTGTGTCTCCACATTCCCGTCACATTGGAGCCGTCCATTGAAGTCATTAACCGAGCAACCTGTTGAGCCGAAACCGCCGCCGAGGTGCGCACTCCCGCTGGCGAACAGGTCATTCTGTATCTGAATCCAGTTCGTGGTAGTGTTCCCCGCGTCGGTAACTTCCTGTAAGGTCGATGTTGCAGATAAAATGCCTGTTAGGTTTGAACCATCACCGAAATACGTTGTAAAGGATGCATAGCCGTCTCCTACAGCGTCGCCTGTGGTAGTAAGCGAAAGCCCTGTGCTTCCAAAACCGCCGCCCGACGTTCCTGAAGCGAATATAATTTCATTAGTCGTGCTGTTTCCTGCGTCGGTAACAGCTTGCAATGTGGGTGTCGCGGAAGCTGGAAGTCCCGTTAAACCACTTCCATCACCAAAAAACGTGCCGCTGGCATACACGTTGCCCGTATCATTCTCCACAAGAAAAGTCGGCTGTGTAGGAGTTGCGGTTAATGTCGTGGACAAGTCCTGATTCGTCTGTATGCCGCCTGTATGATCTCCGGTTTTATGTGAGTGCCGCCATCGGGTAATGCCACCGCCACCCACCTGTCCGATGAGCATTTCCGGATGATAAGCCACAAGCATCACAATAATGGTCATCGACAGCCAGAACGCCATCCATTTCGGGCTTGGTCGTGTATTCATATCAATACTCCTTATTACGTCATGGTCGTGCCTGAAATATCTTCATCGCTGAACGCATCAATGTATACCCGGATTCCTACCGCGCCAACAGCATCTTTATTAAGAAACTGTATCTGTCCCGTAAATGCGGGTATCTCCAGTTCCGATTCTCCAACATACAAGAAGAAGTTATCAGTGGTCACAGGCGCGGCTGCGGGTATTGCCGGGTCACGCGACGCGAAATACTTGTAATGCACTTTCCCGTCCCATGCCGGATCGTCCGCTGTTATGCGAACCTGTACCCTCTTTGCGGTGCTTCCGTCACCATCACTATTTTTGAAAGCAACCGTGAGTGTTGCATCATCAGCACAGTCTTCCGAGCCATTGAAATTTCTGGCAAGAACGTTATATCTATCTATCATGTCGCACTCTCCTTATTTGCCCCATACGAGACATAGGGCGGTTCCGTTCCCGCTGCCGCCATCATTCGTTACATCGAATTTGGTTACATCCGAAACATTTCGTTTGCCTTCAAGATTGCCCGTGGTTGTCGGCTTACTCGCCCACGACACAAGCACACCATCAATATAACCGAAGTCAGTCGTCACAACCGTAGTTGTGGTCGTGGCTACATCTACTGTCTGGAGTTGCAGTTTGTTTTCCTGATCTGCTAAAAACTCCATGAATGATCGTTTTTTTGTAAGTATTGCGTTTGCCATGATTCATTCCTCCTCAAGAGCCTTTTCAAAAGGCATATTTTTGAAAAACGTCAGCAGCCCTCCACTGGAGTTGACAAATTCCACTTTGGGGTGCCATTTCAAATACCGCTTCATTCCGTCCGCACATCCGAGAAAAGCATCAATCGTATAAAAATCATCCCATTCGATTTTCTTTGTTTGCTCATTAATCTCTTGCTTTTTGAGATGGGTGAATTTCTGCGTAAAACCCCCGACTGCGGGACGAATTTTATAAATCGTATCAATAGCTTCTTCTGTCCGCCACCCGAGATCATGCCCGATAAGAACGATTTTCCGACAACCCATGAAGATCGCAACATCTGTTGCAAAACTGCCTACAACGTAATTCGCCCGCAGTCCAAAATACTTCCGGGGATATTCTTTGAAACACTTCACCGTCGTATCGCTGAACGGATTGCAGGGAATGTAGAAAAAAAGACGGCTTGGCTTCCACGAAAGTTTTTCAACGACTTCGGGATTCATCTTCATGTCGAGAATCAGCTTGTCGTTCTTTTTCACCTTGTAAAGAAAATCGAGAACGCGCTTACTCTGGTCGGATGAAACAGTATAATCTGGAACGATTCCGGCTGATTTCAAATAACCGTGTATACGGTCTACGGCAATTACCCGCCATCCGCCGATCTGCGCTTCTCTGATATATTTACTTTTTCCTTTTATTGATCCTCCCGCTCCGCAGACTATGCATTTCTCATCCTGCCACTTTCCAAATAATGAGGTAACCGATTCATGCTGTTCGGCAACGGGCAGGTTCGCCTGCATATTTTCAAGCCATTGTGGGAGAACAGAATGATATGCAACTGAATTTTTTACCCGCAACCCTTTTGCTTCTTCTTCAGTCACAAAATAGTTTTCGGGCGACATCCAGTATTCGGCATCAACCGGCAACTGCTGCTGCATCAGCTTCTTCTTTCTCTTTCGGAGGCCGTCCGCGCTGTTTCGGTGCTTTCAATTCATCATAAGCCGCTGCCTTCTTGCGCAAGTTCTGCAACTCACCCGCCTTAACCACGGTATCCTGTTCTTCGGGCTTGAACTCCTGAAATGCTTTACCGTTCTGCGGATGATTGATGAGCATGTCCTTAACCCATTTCATCTTTTCCGGGTCATCTCTCAAGCGCGGGTCAGCATCAGGCGAATATGCCGGATTCATCATAACGGCAAAACCGTTCAGGTCTTCGCCCAACTCCTTATACCTCTGTGATTGACGACCGCCGTAGCCTATGTCGCGCGATTCAAAGCTCGGTTGTAGTACGAATACCGTATCACATGCGTTTGTCAGCCTGAATATCATTTGTCTCCCCTTTCAAAGTAGAGCGGGAGAGGAAGTCCCTCTCCCGCTCCTGATTTCCTTAATACGTTGTGAAGCCCGTCAGCTTGCCGTGAACGGAACGGAACTCGTTTGTCGCGGCAATGTTGGGGTTGTCCAGTGCATGTCCGCGAATCTCGAACCCGTACTCCGTCTGCCACAAGTCTTTTGAGCCGTCATAGCCGTTGCTGTTGTCGATATTCTCGATGTGTTCATAGAACTTTGTGTCACGGTTTTTCAAGTAAACGTATCTCACAAAGTCCATGTCCACCGCAAGAGCGGTTCCTACCAGCGTGGCGTTTTGCCCGAAAACTTTCCTATGCGGCACGAAGCGGAGCGTAATGCCTGCTGATTCGTATTCATCCATTCCGAATCCGAGCCGCTTTTTCGCGCTGTCTATGCGTACAAAGTTTTTGAGGATGTTGCTTGCAGCCTGATGAAACTTTGTCGAGCAGAAAACATGCTTGACGCCGGAACCGGGATTTTCAGCCAACATTTCAATCCACGCTTCAAGTTCACGCGCTGTGAGAACACCGCCTGTGCCTGAAATGTCATGGATATTGCCTTTGATGTGCTGAAAGAGACCCGCCGTGGTGCGACGCGCGTGTCCACTCGTAGTATCCTGTCTTTCTGATCGCGCTCCGAAGAACAATGTGAACTCGATCTTTCTTTTGTGCTCGACACCGGCTTTCCATCGCTGATAAGCCTTTTCCTGCTCTCCGTACAACTTGGTATTTTCGAGCGTGCCCGAAATGTCACAGGTCGTCTTCTCGATCTGTGTGTAGTTGTACGACTGGTTTGTCTGCCTCGATATTGCACTGGGCGCGTATGTCCCTTCCGGGAACGTATCGGCAATGTGAATGAGTTGACTTGCCGCTGTGAGAGCAAGCCCGTCACCTTCAGCCGTGGTTGCGCCCGCGCCTGTTATCGCGCCGCCGACGTTTCTTACACATGATGTGAGCGAAGTCGAAGCAACCGCCCCGGCGAGTATCACTTCGCCTGTGTCCGCAACGTAAAAGAGCGACCCGGCACGTACCCAATTCCCGAAACTGTTCTGCACCGGAATGGTTGTTGCCGCCGCCGATGCGCCTGCCGTCGCCACGTTATCGCGCCGAGTATTGAAACTGTCTTCGGTAACCTCGTACTTGGGATTATCGACTTCCCGCGTGCCGCCTATTTTGTCCTTGAGAATGGTAAAGCCGGGCGACTCACTGTTTTTCATGTTGGATTCGACATTCGTAATGCCGTCTGCCACATCGCGTACAATCCGGCCTCCTAAAACCGCGCCGTCATATTTTGTAGTTCGTTGTCCTTGAACAGCCATCGTACTCTCCTTTTTTTATCGCGCCGCGCCTGCCAAGTTACGCATAAAGTCCGCGTTATCCGCAACAGCCTTTCCTGCTTGGGTCATATCCCGTTTCGACTTGGGATCGACGCCACGCGCCTTGTGTTTTTTTCGGTAGTTCTTTTTGGCTTCTCTCTGCGCTTTGATCTTGTTGGTCTGAATTATCCGACCTGCTTTCCGTCCGAGTTGTGCATAATACGCCTCAACAAGTACTTCAGTCTGGTACTTTGTGAGAGATTTTTCATCCCATCCATGTTCTCCCACTGCCTGCGCTGTCAATGAGTCTAACGCATTTTTGAAAAGTGGAATTTTTAACATTTCGGGTTTCGCATCATTCAGCATTTCCTCGGTTAAGTCGGGAATCTCGTCAAAAAGCGCATGTTGAGCCGCTTCAGTTGAGTTCCGTACCATGTCACTGTGCAATTGTACAGCATCCATATATTGCTGAATTTGTTCACGTGTCATGCCGGATAAGGTCTTTTTCCCGTCTTCAAGAAAATTGTTCAGAAACTCATCGTTATCCGAGCTTGCCTGTTCGGGCGACAGGTTCCTTTCAGGAGTGTGTTGCTGCTGATTCTCCATTATCCACTCACTCATGCGCTTGTTGTATTCTGCTAATTCCGTCAACTTACGCTCAAGATTCTCGTTGGATTTGAGAACGGCTGCTACATCCCTGTATTTTGTTCCTTCAAGCGGGTCAACCTCAGTTTCCTCATCTGCTGTCGTAGTGTCATCTTCAACGTCGGGGTCAAGTTGTCCTTCTTCATCCAGCGGGGCCGTTGAAGGTTCTCCCTCCAGATCGTCAGGGCTTGCGTCCGTGTTCAAGAAATCCATTGACATAGAACTATCCTCCTAAAATTATTTTTCCATCTTTAAAAGCTCGGTTTCTATTTCTATTGATTGCTCCTCTTGCAACTTCTTTTGTACTGCCAAATGCCGCTGTTTCAGCCGGCCTTTAATGTCTTCCGGCACGTTAATTGAGTTCCGGTACGCTGTCTGCTGCCCGTTGAGAAACGTGTGATTCATGTCTTTCCCGCCGACGCTGCTTGCGCTTTCAGCAATGGTTTTCAGTATTGCCTCAATATACTCTGTGACAAGGGCAAATCCCTCTTTGAACTCTGGAGTATCGAGCGCGGCGATTGCTTTTAGCCGCCCTTCAATCTTCGCAAGTTCGCCTTTGATTTTCTCCAGACTCATACGGGAAGCACCTTAGCCCCCTGCTGGCGCGGCGGCGCCCATGTCGGAAAACTCGGCAAGAACATCGTCAACTTCGTCCGGGGTCATAAGTTCAAAGGCCGCGGCAAGAACATCCGGCATTGTTTCCGGGGGGATTAACGCGATCTTATCAGTGTAATCGACACCGGGTTCCGTGATTGTCTCCTCCATTTCAACATCGGGCTTTTCGTCTTCAACTTCTTTCCCTTTTCTCGTAAAGGGCTGTGCAAACATGTCTGATGCTTTTACCATTTTCTTTCTCCTTTTCGTTATATGCTTTGTATATCCGACTGTATTTGTGACTGCAATGCCGCCAGTTCCTCATCAATCGGCGACATTGTAGGCTGCATCCCCATATCGGGCGGCGGGGGCGCGGGCGGCATTATTTGTCCCGCACCCGGCATACCTCCGGGAGCCATACCGCCCTGCAATACAGACAGGTCTGGTACGCCCTGTGGCTGAACAGGCTCCGGGGCTTTTTCTTCAACGATCAGATTCGAGTCCTTTATTTCCAGTGCTTCCGCAATGAGTTTTAACATAACGCGCCAGTCAACTATTTCCTCTGCGCCGGGTAGCCCCATAGCAACATTCGCAAACTCCATGCGCTGCTGCGCGGTGAGCGCTTTCAAGCCATGCAACGAGGAGGCATGTAGGCGGAACGCGCCCCTGAACTCAAGTTGTGTGGGTGTAACTTTGGCGAAGGCCTTCACTTTATCATTTTCAAATACTTGAAGAAGCACTTCGGTATCTGTAAATTGCCTTTCCATGAGGAACGTCATTTCGCCCTGTTGCTCAAGAGAGTGTCCTATCATTTGTATTCGGGGCTTTATCCTCAAGCTGCCCTCCTGCGCCAGCGTAAGGGCTTCTGTAGCTGTTTTTCTTATATTCCCCTCCGAGCCACTGACAGCATGTTGCACTCCTGTTTCGTCACGTGCTTCCTGCTTCATCGCTTCCATATCGTTGTAGCCGTGCATGAATCCCAAATCTTTTTGGAGCGGCTTAATCGGGTCAGCGCCACCCATATAGTTTGCTTTTATAATCGTACCCGGCGCGATTGTAATGTCGTTAATATCATCCAGCCCCTGCTCGTAGGCCAGATAAACAGGTGCAAGCGCATATTGCATGGCATCATTGATCATGTTTCTGCGGTCGTTTATCTCATAATTCAGAGATTTTACCATGTCAATGATGCTCACCCCGTAGGTCTCATGCGGTACTGGTGTATCGAGAAACTTCACAAAAGGTTTCAGCGCATAATAGAACCCTTCTGTTTCATTTGGTATCCTGTATGGGTTCTCATCAAACTTAACAAACAAGTTCCGATCAACAATCATTGCACATATATCAAATTCAGTCTCGGTATCCCGGTCGTAATATTTTCCCCAATATTCAAGGACTTCGTGATAATCGTCCATTTCATTGATTGAATTTCCGAAGCCGATTGTACGCAGCCGGTCAAGATGCGCGATATAATTATTCGTGCCGCGCCGGTCTTTAATCTTTTTCACATCAAGGTCTTGAATAATGCCCTGCCGCTCAAGCTCATACAATTCGGAAACATGATATACGTGGCGGCGAATCAGATACCGCATATCCCTTACGTCCGAGTGAGCCGGGTCGGGGTACATATCAAAGAGATCGGTTGCCGTCCACTTTGTTCCCTCGTAAGTGTCGTCAACAACGTAATTAATTCCCTGAAAGGCTGTCCCATATATGAGCATTTCCTTAAATGTCTGAAAATGTTCGTAGAATAAGCCGGTTGCCTGTACCCGGACTTCAAGTAATTGTTCAGTCATTTGCGCGGCTTTGCGATATTTCGGGCTTTCAGGGTGCGCCATCCACACAGGCGGGGTATCATATATTGCCGATGTGAGCCGGGGGTGAACCGTCTCAACCATCTGCGTGCCTATTCCAATAAACACGCCGGATTGCCATTTTGGGCGGTTCTCATAATATTTTGAATACATCCGATAAAGCTGATAATTTTCAATCCAGCGGTCACGATAAGGTTGCCGCCAGTCACGAGAAACTTCAAAGTCGCGGATTAGCCTTTTACAGACTTCATCCTTTTTATCGTCAACAAAATGTTCAAGAAAGTTTATGCCGATTCCGGCAGAGGGGTTATGCTTCGCGGATTTTTTCGGAAGCGTTTTTGCCATGGTTCATTCCTTCATTAAAGCTTCATTACGGATACTTCGCGGATTGCTTCATCGAGTCCTTCCACACGCCCACGCATCTTGATTGAGAACTGTTTTTTGTCGTGCGAGTCACATGGCACTTCTTTGCTTCGTAATTCCTGCAATTTCGCCACGATTTTCAGGTGTTTCTCCTCGAACGATTCATTAATCTCGTCAGTTTTCTTTGCTTTCCTTGCCATATCGTACTCCTTCAACACATTTGATAGTTGCGTATGGGGCTATCATAACGGCAAACAGCATTGTTGTCAACCCCCTTGAGCGTATTATTGTCAAGGTCTTCTTTCAGAGCGGGCATCCACAGGCATAAATAGTGACAATTTCTTACCCAGTGGTCATCTTCTCCTATCGGTTTTTCTTTCGGCTCTTTTTCATCTGCGTTACTGCCTTTCCATTCATCCCACCTGTAGCTTTCGATGGAGAAAACCGTGTCTTCTTCAACATTACTGGCCTTATCAACACTGTCCTTGAATATCATAAATCTGTCCTGTTCAAGATATTCTCCGAAGCGCATGATACCGCTCATTATGCTCCTGTTCGCGGGGATTCCCGACATTGATTTACCATTTTCCTTGATTTTTGCCAACTCCATTCGTAGTGATGTTCCAAGCTGATTTTCATCTCTTGCGTCAGGGGTGTCGATAATCGTTACTTTGGGAATCATGCCGATTTCTTCAGTGATTCGTTTTACGTTTTCGCCGAATAATTTAATATGAACGCCTTTCATTGACAATTCTTTTATTTGATAAATCACAGGTTTAGGCGCACGACGCACGAGGAACCACTGGCACACATTCGGGTTACGAGGATGCAAGTCCATGACACGCACGAGTTCAAATTCTTCACGGACTATCGGGTCATTTAATTCAAACGGTTCAATAACATGCTTATCGGGCTTCCACTGGTCGGCGTGAATTACGCCCATCATCAGCGTATGCTTGCCGTGGAGCCGTGCTTGTTCTTCTTTTGTCCCTTTATACGAAGTGATGTAATTCTGCTTGATTTCATCATCGAGATAATCGTTATCCATAATATCGACAGTGACATACGAGCAGTTAGGGTTCCCTCTCTTGTTCCTCACAATCTCCCAATACGTCCATGCGCTTTTGGCGTAGATGGGAGTCATGGTACACCACACCCTGCCTTTGCGCCGCAAAATCCGCGAGAGAGCCTCCTTATACTTCGCATACGGCGGCTGCTCGTCAAACCACACAAAATCAAGAGAATCGGACTGCCACTGCTCATCATCCGCTTTATACGACATGATGGTCAGTCCGGTTCCCAATTTAGTTTCAAGTGTTGGGTCGTTGATGCTCGGTTTCTTTGTTATAAAACCTTCTGGCAATAAAGGTATCAAATCTTGCTTTATAATTTTAATGCCCTTGTCTATCCGGGTACAGCCAAAATAGCCCTGCGTAAATATTTTCCTGCCCGTGTGCATCCGCTCAGGTTTGGGGTACAGATCGTTTGATGTAGTGCCGCTTGGGTCTTCTCCAAGCAAGTAACACGCCGTAGTTTTCGCGCCGTGTATGGTCTTGCCTGAACCATTACCGCCGAACATAAAGGTTTCAATATGGCTTTGAAAAAGCTTGTCAAATATGGCTTGTTTTGCGTGAGGTCGATAGTGGATTAATGCGTACTTCTCTCTTGAATCTTCCAAAGACATAAGCTGTCTTTCAAGTTCAAGTACGTTCTCTTTCGGTATTGAACGTAAAAAATTCTCAATCGCTGCCGGGGTCATTGACATCTACTACATCGTCGCTTTCCCCCTCTTTTACAATCCCACCGGTTTTCCCTACTTCCATTCTCCCAATCTCTTTCAATAATACCGGGCTGTTCGACAGCATGTCCTTGATATTATCTATAGCACTGTCCACTTCATTCGCTGTCTTCGCTCCGATATTAATCTGAAATATCGCGTTCGTCTGCTGCTTACCCGCCACTGCCAGTATCTTCACTATGTTTGTCAAACTAAAAGTATTCTCTTTGCTGAAGTCCCTGCTCGCCAGTTCCGTCACCGCTTTCTCCAACACGGTGTTCAACATCGTTTTCGTATACACTTCTCCCCACGAAAGTAGAAACTGCCAGAATCGCTCCCATCTGTTCATCACTTCAAGAAACCGTAATACCGTTTCTTCTCCCGCTCGTTCTTTCATTACTGTATTGCTTAGTTTCTTCGCCCCATTCTTCACATCCACTAAAAATTGCAACTCTCCAAGTTCTTCTTTCGTAAACTCCGTCTTCCCAGTCAGTTTCCTCAACATGTCCATATCCATCTTCTCTACAGGCGGGACACTCCCCTTCCTAAGTGAACACCGCGCCCCCGCCATCCTGCTACTAAGCACTCTTTCAGGCTGTCTCTCTTTTTTCTTACCTGTCATGCATTATCCCTCACTTTCCCCTTCAATAGCCTCACTCGCCGTTTTTCTCCCCGCCTCCCCTCGCCGCATACTCCGCATACCACTCCCGCATTTCCAAACGCCTCTTGCTGACAAATAATAATCCCGTCGCCGCATTTACAAATCGTTGCGAGCAAAATATCATGTCCTTCACTTGCTTTTCCTCCATCTCGTCACCCCTCTCCGATTCTATTCTTATTAAATATTTTGCATAAATAGTTTTCATCTCCTTCATCCATACAACAAGTTTCAACAAATCCGTCCCAGACTGCCAACTGAATACCATCTTCAAATCTGATTAATACCCACCCATCATGCTCAAATACATTCACTACCTTTTTATCAAATAATGCTTCATATAATGTCGCTTGCATTATCCTCACCACCCTTCTCCCCATTATATATTGCTCCCCCCTTTTATGTCAAGTATTGTGATTAGTATGTTATGGTATTGGGCAATATTATTTTGACGTAAGCATTATTATATACACTTGCCCCCCACCCCCCCCCCTATGCCCGGTGTGTCAGATTCGCTCAATCATGCGTGATAGCCCGTATGGCGCATTTTGAGCGCGCGATGGAGGTATAACACTGTTTAGTCGATTAAGCCGCCTTAAACCGCCGTTTTTAAAAGTTCGACCGATGTTTTATAAATAAATGGGTAATACTTACACGGTTATAGGGGGGGGGGAATGAGGTAACTTAATAGAACTGTGTTTCATAATTACTATAGTGTCTCAAATTAGCTCTTTAATATGAGACATGTCTCAAATTAGATACTAAATATAAGACAGTCCCGATTATGTCGCACAATCCAAAAAGAAACCATTACATGTTGAGACAGAATCGCCTTAAAACTCTTAAAACTCTTAAAACTCTTAAAACTCTTAAAACTCTTAAAACTCTTAAAACTCTAAAATACTAAAAGCCTAATAAAGCCTAAAAGAACATAATACAACTACAAATACAACTACAAATACAACTACAAATACAACTACAAATACAACTACAAATACAACTACAATATAAGGAATAAAAAACTTGCGCGCGCGCGTGGGAAATATAGAGGAAAACAAAAAAAATAAAAAAAAATAAAAAAAAACACTTGACACGTGGTACAGCGAGTGTTATAATACAGATAGTTAGCACAAATACAAGCCCCGCGGGGGGCGGAAACGAGGGAGAACATGGAAAATGGAAAAAAAATAAAAATAGTAGTGTGGGCGCGCGGCACCGAACGCGCGGGCGAGCTGTGCCGAGATTTCGACGCCCTCCAACGCGAGGGCAGCGACGTTGCCATTATAAAGGGCACGCCGCTTGCGCTCACGCGCTGGATGAACGACGTGCTCGACAGTACGCCGACGTGCCAGAGGGAGGTATGGCTTCATCGCGTGGCGGAAACACTGCGCGACGAATTGGAATATAATGATATTATTATAGAGATGGATCTTATGGAGAAATGGTAGAATGTCCGCAATGCGGAGAGCATTTCATCATCTCTTGATTGTCCTTAATCTTTGTGGTTGCCGTGTCGATTAAGACACGGCTTCCACAAGGGTTAAAAACCCTAAAAAGCTTTTAAAAACCAACAGCCCCCGAGCGGGGCGGAAAGAGGGAGAATAATGAGAAATCTGTCAGAGAAATTCACAATATCGTCAGAATCCCCATTCACAATTATAAAGATTGAAGGTGGCTGGACATATCCAGCCACGACTCGCAGCTATAAAACAGCGTATGGCGCGGCGCAAGCTGCTCTGGGTGATATAAGGGCCACAGTGTTCTTCGCCGAAAAACAGGTAAAAGACGCCGAGACATGTGAGAAACATAGCTGTTATTACGGAGGCCTCAACGGAACACATGTATCAGCCGGCGGTTGTGATCTTGAGTTCTTCTTCAAGCCGTTCCCATGCCGCCCGGAGCCTAAAATAGGAATAAGAAAACAGGCCGAGGACAGTCTCATCAACTGGTTAGCATACACAAAGCCTAACGGCAGTCTCTTAAAGACTTATGGTTCACGCGCTGATGAGGTTCGCGAGGTTCGAGAACGCGCTCGACAAGCACTCGACAGTATTCGTAATTGCGCGCAGAAAAAGCTACCCGAAGAATTAATAAAAGAATCGCGTGAGGCCTGCAAAAAGATTATCGATCTTTTCAATTTCCAAGGCCCTTGGAACCGTTTCAAATTCAAAAAACGCGGCGGGCTGAGGCCACAGGACATCCACGATTCTTGGATGTCTTTTAGAGAATCGGGAAAAACAACCGCAGATTAAGCTTCAACAAAACCATGCCCCAAGATGGGCGGAAAGAGGGAGAACATGGAAAAGATTGCAGACAAAGAGAAAATAGTAGACTGGGCAATGAGCCATTTTGATAGTTTGCAACTCTACAGGGCGTGTCCTGATTTTGAACCTGATGATAATTGGGTCGGCTCAGAGAAGGGCAAGAATGGAGGTGAAATACACCTGATTCAACAGGGCGAACAACATGAATTATACGGCGAAACTACGTATGATTTTTCGGAGGCGCATTATTTAGTCACCGAGAACTATTTATTTGAAACAAAAGCAAAACTCGTAATTGAAGTTTTGGATTTAGTTTTCGGCGATCAGTGTAACAACTGGCCGGACGCCTACGCTCAAACCTATGGCTGGAGTTTATGTTAATAGTTTTAACCAACAGGCCTGACGGCCGGAAAGAGGGAGAACATGGAAAAGATAAACGGGAAAAAAACAGTACTGATCTACAAGACTGGTAGACAGTCATTGAGGGCGGGTGAGTTGCGCGAATTGGAGACAGTGTGTGAGACCTGCTCACACTTGTGTGAGAATCCTCTAATTGACTGTGAAAAAGAGGGGACAGTCATTGAAATGACTGTCCGGAGATGGGAGCAGGTTCTGGAACAAAACGAATACCCGCCGAGGATCAAATATTTAGGTAATGGTGACGTGCTATATCCCAGCGGGTATTGATTGTTTTTAACCTTTATGGTTGCCGTGCCTTAATCGACACGGCTTCCACAAGGGTTAAGAACATGAAAATAAACACAATGAACATAAATGAAATAACAGTTGCACCTGAACGTTTTCAGGTACGCGCCGACGATATTGATAAAAGAGATATGACAATAACACAATTAAGACAAATATTGAAACGCTTCGCACCTGAAATGGTTCAGTGTGAATTGTTCGATCTTGAGTTTGGCTTGAGTCAAGACACGGCGGCGCGGCGGAATCTCGTAAAATTAGCGGCAGAATGCCGCCGGGCGATTAAAGCATTTGAAGTATTGGAAAAGGCCGGAACCAAAATAACGGGCAGTATGAAAAAGGGCTTGAGCGGATTAATCGAACGGGCGCGTGAATATGAACACGAGATTTTAAGATTTGACTGCCGGGCGCGTGGTGACGATGATCCGGGAACATATAAGCGCAATAACAGGAAGCAGATAAAAGTGGTATAAAACAAAGCCCCGAGCGGGGCGGAAAGAGGGAGAATTATGAAACGCACTATTGAAGTAGAAGACACATTGCAGGACCGTGTAGACGGGGCTGTCGAGGAAGTAAAAGGACTGCTTAAGCAGTATCTTGAGGACAACCCGGACACTGACGAACCACCCTGCATCAATAATGACCTTGACTATGGCGGGGGAGTCCATGAGATCGTCGACTCAAGCGTGCCAATTTACACGCATGAGATAGACACAACATGGTATCTGCACGGCAATGATCTCGAGGCGGCCTATGAATACGCAGGAGTGGGCGAGAACCCGCGGGAGAACAACGGCATGGCGGCGATCTACTGCTATATCATGGGTAGAGTAGTAGAATGGTACAATGAAAACGCGGAAGATATTTTCGATGAATGGCTGAAAGAAAACAGTCCCAACGGGTATTGATTGTCCTTAATCTTTGTGGTTGCCGTGTCGATTAAGACACGGCTTCCACAAGGGTTAAAAACCCTAAAAAGCTTCAAAAAACCAACAGGCCCCGAGCGGGGCGGAAACGAGGAAAGATCATGGAAATTATGACAAAAGAGGGCAAGATGAACGCGCGTGTTGCAATGAACAGATATGGTACAAAGGAAACCCTGAACAATTTGCTTTCCAACTCTTCCGTCGACGACTTCAGCATCATAGCCGTCGCTGAAGATATATTCAACTTTGGGCAAACTTGCATTATGTGTCGCAAGCTTGCGGCCGATGCGTGGACTCTCGCAGATGCTCTCCCGTCAGAGAAGCTTTTGAAAAAAGCCCTGAATCACGCCACACACCATGAGATTCTAAATACGCTTTTTGCGGCTAAAAATATAGCCGAAGCAAGCGGCGAACAGGTGAAAGACCTGTACGAGCGGGCTGTATTATACGTCACCGAAGCTGTTTTAGAGCACGAAACAGCAAGACTGACGTATGATAACAGATAATAGCTTCAAAAAACACAGGCCTGACGGCCGGAAAGAGGGAGAAAACATGAAAACTAAAGATGAGATATGGCACGAGATTGAGCGAATCTATGAGGAAATGGAACAGACAGTAAATTTAGATGACAGATATTACGAAATAAAGGGAATGGCTGAGGCTCTGCGATGGGTTATGGCAGACAAACCATGCGATCTTCTGGCGGAGGACATAGCCTTATGATGAGTAAAAAGCGATTGGAACACATCAAGGAAGTTTTAGAGAACAACACGCCAGACAGCTTTAACCCGGCCATTGCGGTTTACCTAACTGAGTGTGTCAATGAAATTGATCGACTGCGGCGTGGTCGGTTCGACTGCCGCGCGCGCCGCGCGGGTGTCCCATGCAAGGCGCGGAGAGAGCGGAAAGGGGGAGAATATGGAAAAAATTAGCATGGAAATAGCGTCGATATGGATCGCCCTGCTGGTCATGCTGTTTTTGACGGGAGTGTGGGCGATTGAAAAATACAACGAATGGAAAAATTAAAATTGAAACACAAGAGACTGGAGGGGGAGAAATGAATTTTGTCATGGACTACAAGCAAATGTACGGCGAACAGGTGAAAGGAGCACGGACGGCCAAGGGCATTACACAAGCCCAACTTGCAGAACAGGCAGGAGCATCACTGACATATATTTCCATGATCGAACAGGGGCGGCGGTATCCATCGCTCGTAATGAAGTGGCGTATTTACAACGTGCTTGGGGTTGAAGTCGAGTGTCCGGCCTGCGGGACGATGCTGAAAGAAGGTGAAAAATGAACGCAATCGGCTACATCAGAGTATCATCAGAACAACAGGCTGAAAGCGGATTATCGCTTGAAGCGCAACAGGAAAAGATTAAAATGTACTGTAAACTGCATGATGTAGAATTGGTGCAGGTCTTCACAGAGGCGGGAAAATCAGCGAAGAAGGGTCGGGACAGGCCAGAGCTGCAAAAAGCCCTCACAGCAACAAAGGCCGCGGCGGTAGGGGCTTTCATAGTGGCGAGGCTCGACAGATTTACCCGTTCAGTATTGGATTTGTACTCAATGCTTGAAATATTGCAAGGCACGAACACGGCATTAGTGTCCATCAATGAGTCGCTTGATACACAATCCGCAATGGGGCGGTTTGTGATTACGATATTGGCGGCGATAGCCCAAATGGAATCGGAGCTAATTAGTGAACGGACTCGTGATGCGCTGGCAGCCCTCAAGGCGCAGGGAAGGAAAACTGGTGGGTGCGTCCCGTATGGCTATAGTGCCGCCGCCGACGGTAAACTCAAAGTGCTGGCCGAGGAAGTGAGAATCATTAACTACATCATGCGGATGCGTGAGGACGGTTTTAAATTTCAGCAGATAGCGGATGTTCTCAATGCTGATGGAATACCGACTAAGCAGAATGGTCGGCAATGGTACGCGCAGACGGTTTCAAATGTGGTTAAAAAAGCGTCGGAAAAGAAGTAATATTTACAAGGGGAAATCATTTCCAGTATCAGCCCCGGCGAACCGGGGCTTTTTTATTGGCTTCAGCCATGTCGTTCAACCGCTCTTCTCGCCCACTGGTATGATTCCTCAAGCTTTATCAATGTCATCTCATATTCCCTGCTCGTAACATCCAGTTCCTTCGCAATTTGCAGGGCTTGTGATTCAAATTTTTTGCGGAGTCGGTCGGTCTTGTTTCTCTTTTTTTCAGAGTGTGGCGGCTTA